CTACATATATACACACAACCTATCAAGACAATATAGACAACTTATCTAAAAGCTATATAGACCAAATAGAACAAATGAAGATAAGACGCCCAGAGAAATACAAACAACAAATGTTAGGTGCGTGGTTAAACAAAGCAGAGGGGGTTATATTTAATAATTGGAGTGTAGGAGAATTTAAACATATAGGCACAAGCGTATGGGGTCAAGATTATGGTTTTGCAGCAGACCCAAGTACATTAGTTGAAGTCAATATCGACAGTTCTAACAAACGAATATATTTAAAGGAATGTTTTTACTTACAAAGACTAACAACGTCACAAATAGCGCAGCTTAATTTAAAACACGCCAGAGAGGGTTTAATCGTTGGGGATAGTGCAGAGCCTAGACTATTAAGCGAAATAAAAGCAAAGGGTTGTAATGTACGCCCAAGTATAAAAGGTCAAGGGAGTGTTACTTATGGCATTAGCTTATTACAAGACTATGACATTATAGTAAGTCCAGATAGCACTAACTTAATTAAGGAGCTAAACAACTACCGTTGGCTAGAACGTAAGAGTAATACACCAATAGATAAATACAACCACCTTATTGATGCGGTTCGTTATGCAGTAGGCTTTCAATTACAAAACCCAAACAGAGGTAAATATACCGTTTCTTAATCTGTTGTAAAAAAAAAATAAAAAAAAAGTTAATTAAATGTTTGTTATTTCAAAAAAAGGTGTATCTTTGTAGAGAACAAAAACAAATATATTATGAAAACATTTTTAGACATCACAAACGAGTTAATGAAAGAAAGAAACCTTGCATACTCACCAAAAACTTTTAACAATATATATAATGAAGTTAAATCTACACCTAAGTATATTGAAAGCAATCAAAAACGGAATGAGTGGTTATTGAGTATAGCACCAAAACAAAAAGAGCAAACATTTTCTTTTATGAGCAATCATTTAACAACAGATAATAGGTTAAAATAAATAAAGTACTATCTTTGAGTAACAAACAAAAAATTTTAAATAACCCTTACGGAAATGTAGGGGTTTTTTTGTATCTTATAGTTACTAAAATAAATTAAAAAAGTTTATATATTAATATGAAAGTAAAATTAAGCATACCAACAACTTTAAATGAAATCACTTTAGGACAATACCAAGAGTTTGATAAATTAGATTTAACAAAGGAAGCAGAGGTGCAGTCTAAGATGATTGAGATATTTTGTAAAGTACCTATTGAGGTTGTCCGTTCAATGAAAGCTAAAGATATAGCGGACATTTGTACTATTATAAATAATATGTTTGATACAGAACATCAACTTATAAATAGGTTTCAAATGGATGGCAAAGATTACGGTTTTATTCCAGACTTAGAAAATATGAGTTTTGGGGAGTACGTGGACTTAGATACATTTATGGGAGATAACGATAACTTGCATAGAGCTATGAATGTTCTATATAGACCTATTGACTTAAAGCAAGGGCAAAGATACACGCTTAAAGAATACGACCCCGATACAAGTGAAGACGCTAAAAATTATCCTTTAGATGCGTGTTTCGGTGCAATGGTTTTTTTTTACAATTTAGGCAAAGACTTATCGACAGTTATTCTGAACTCTTCGAGCAAACAGAACGAGGAGAATTTAGTGCAATTTCTGGCTTCACAACCAAATGGGGATGGTATAATTCAATCTATGCAATCGCTAACGGAGATATTACGAGATTTGAAAATATCACTAAACTAAACGTACACGAATGTTTAACGTATTTAACATATACAAAAGAGAAAAACGAAATAGAAGCACGAAATATTAAAAGCAAATTCAAATGAGTTACACAGGAATAAGAGGGTATTATCTACTAACACAAGCCATCAAAAATGCTTTACTAGGTGATATAAATGTAAACACCGTCACAGAGGGAGATTTGTTTGATATTGATTTATCTAAGCAGTCTATATTTCCATTATCGCATTTGATTATAAACAGCGTTACAGCACAAGAGAGCGTTTTAAGGTTTAACATTTCTATATTGTCAATGGATATAGTAGATGAAAGCAAAGAACCTACAACGGATATATTTATAGGTAACAATAACGAACAAGATGTACTAAACACACAATTAGCAGTATTAAATAAGTTGGTGCAAGTTTTAAGGCGTGGCGATTTATATAGTAGCCAATATCAACTTGAGGGCGATGCAAGTCTTGAGCCATTTGTTGATAGGTTTGAAAATAAGGTAGCTGGTTGGACTGCAACGTTTGATGTACTTGTAAATAATGACATTGAAATATGTTAGCAGATAAATACTTACAAGACGAATTAAATAAGTTCGCTAAGTACGTTATACAACAAAGCCGAAGCAACCTATCTAAAAGCAATAGGAACGATACTAAGGCACTTTATAACAGTTTAGGGTATGATATAGAACTAACAACAAAAGGAGCTGAACTAGGCTTTAATATGGAGCAATACGGAGAGTTCCAAGACAAAGGGGTCAGAGGTAAGTCTTCAAGTGCAAAAGCTCCAAACAGTCCGTTTAGGTTTGGGAGTGGCACAGGAAAAAAAGGCGGTTTAACAAATAGCATAGATAAATGGGTTAAACGTAAAAAAATACAATTTAGAGATAAAAAGTCTGGGCGGTTTTTAAGTTATCAAAGTACGGCTTTTTTAATTTCAAGAAGTATATACCAAAAAGGAATTAAGCCTAGTTTATTTTTTACTAAACCATTTGTAGCAGCTTTTAAAAGACTACCAGATGATTTAATTGAGGCTTATTCTTTAGGGTTGGAAAAAGATTTAATAAAATTAACAAAACGATAAAATGGCAAAAATTAACGCAAGAAGTCCGTACTATATATATTTAAATGAAAGCGGTTTAACATCTGTAAATTTAAGTATATGGATATATACAGGAACGCAAGGCTCAAGACCTACAATAGCAACTTATATTTTAGAAACAACGGCTGTTAAAAACATAGTTAATGTTGAGATAGCAGAACTTGTGAGAGATTATATAACTTACAACGCTGATGACTATGAAACAGAGGTTGTATGGGTTGATTATCGTATTGCTAAAATAGTTAGCGGTAATGGTATTATAATGCCTATCGTTGAAAACAAAGCATTTTATGGGTATGGATATTTTCAAGAGGGGGTTAATCCTCAAAACAATAGCGGATTATTGCAGTCAAATAAGACGATAGTAAAGTTAGACGATGCACCAGCTATATTACCTATTGATACAAGCAAGGTTACAAGAGTTGATTATTACCATAACAATAAAGAAGTTTATAGCGAAACTATTTCTTCTAGCTCATTATCTAGCAATCAAATAAAATATATATCAAATACCGTAAGTGGTGCTGATGAGTTTAGGGATAGAGTTTATTTAGACAACGGAACTTTTGAGGGTAATATATGCCTAGATGCGTTTTTAGATAGTAACACAACGTTCCCTGTTGACACTATATATATCAATTCAGACGATGGTGTAGATTTAATTAAGGTCGAAAATATTACAGAGTGTAAATATGAGCCTTACAAATTAAGTTTTATAAATAAGTTTGGAGCATTTCAAAATGTTTGGTTCTTTAAAAGAAGCAATAAACAACTGTCAACTAAAAAAGAAGATTTTAAAAAAAATACTTTAGTAGGTAATAGCTACGCAATAGACCGACACCAACAAAAAAACTTGTATAAAATGGGTAATGAAAAAATGGACTTGAATACAGGTTTTTATCCAGAAGAATACAACGAGGTTTTTAAAGAAATGCAATTAAGCGAAGACTGTTGGATTGAAATAAATGACAAAGTTTTACCTGTAAATATTAGCGATAGCAGTTTCAGTTACAAGACAGGATTAAACGACAAGCTAATTAACTACACAGTTAAAATAGATTTTGCTTTTGACACTATAAATAATATTAGATAAATGCAGTTAATAGAGTTATATATTAGAAGTGGCGAAAAATACAAAGGAGAGGGTTCTTTCACTAGCTCAACAAGGCTTGTAGATAATTCAACTGATTTCACAAGTGGGTTTTTTAAAGTTGGTCAAATAATTAAAAACTTAAATTCTGGTGTTGAGGGGATAATAACCGCAATAGCTCCAAGCGGTAATAACACATTAGACATTGATGGGGGTGCATTTTCTGGAAGTGAGCAAAGTTATCAAATATATGACGACTTTACAAAGTTAGATTTATTTAAAGACGAAAGCGTTTCAATTACAGATAGTATCCAAAACGTAAAAGACCCAGCTAAGATATTTACGCCGTTTAGTCAGCAGTTTAGTGTACCAGCATCTAAGAGTAATAATAAGTTCTTTAAACACTATTACGACAGTGATATAGAAAATAGTTTTGATGCAAGATTTCAAGGTGATGGTCTTATACAATTAAACGGAATTAATTACAAAATAGGTAAGTTTAGATTAACTACGGTTGATTTAAAAAACAATGTACCTTATTCTTATAAATTAGTATTTACAGGAGATACGGTTGAGTTTAAACAAATACTAGCAGAAAGCGACCTAAGTTCTTTAACGTTTCCAGAAAGTTTAAATTTTGAATATAATAGCGACTTTGTTAAAAGTAAATTAATAGGCTCGTCTGTTAATAGTGGCATAATATTTCCACTTATAACGCATAGTAAAAATATGCGGTATGGATATAATGGTAACACAGGATATAGAGATGCAATAACAAATACTTTACTTAATTATGCAGATTTAAAACCAGCTATAAAAGTAAAGACTATAATTGATGCAATAGAAACAAGTTACCCAGAAATTAAATTCAGTCAGCAGTTTTTAAATAGTTATGTTTTCAAGTCGTTAAGATTATGGTTACACAGAGAAGAGGGCTATATGAGTAACGCAGAAGAGGGTGGAGCGTTGCAAACAATAGTTTCTAAATTTCATTTTCCAAGTGACACAGACTATACATTTTTAAGTGGCGATGATTTAAGACCAGCAAGACCCACTTATGGCGGAGCTGGTGCGTTTCTTAATATGGGTTGGGTTGAGTGGCAATTCTTTTTAGATGTTACAGTACCAGACCAAAATTTAAATTACACTGTTACTTTTTATGATGTACTAAATAATGTTATTTTACAAGAGGATAGTGTAACAGGAAGTAGCAGTGTGGTGTTATACGCAAACCCATATAAGTTTCCACAAGTTCAAGCCCAAAATATAGATATTATCATAACATCGGAAAACACTTTAGGTATCTCTCAAAGTTTAGAGGTTAGGAAAGTTTATGATAATGCTTCAGGTAGTCAAACCGTACTTAATACAGGTTTTTATAATCGACCATCAATAACATTAGATAACGAAATACAAATATCAAGGCAAATGCCTAAAATGAAAATATTTGATTTCATTAAGAACATCTTTACTATGTTTAATTTAACTGCATACAAAGAAGATGGCGTTATAAATGTTTTACCTTTAGATGATTATTATAATGCTGGTAAGATTTATGACATAACAGAATATGTGGATACAGAGAAGTCTAAAGTATCAAAGTTACTACAATTTAGAAATATGATTTTTGATTTCAAGAGTAAAAAGTCTTATTTAATTCAATATTCAGATGAATTGCAAGGTAATAAGTTTGCACAAGAAAGCTATGGCAATAATGACTGGGATGGTGGAGATTACAAGGTTGAGGTAGATTTTGAAAAAATGATGTACGAGAGATTGTCTGACGAGGGTACAGGCGATTTAACAACTATTGTACAAGGTGCTATGTTAAATAAAAAGTTCGAGCCAACAATAGGTAAACCTTTGTTATTCTTTGCAGCTAACACTTCTACTTTAGATGTTATAGAGTTTGATAATAGTGACGGCACTACTGATAATTTAAGTACATATATAAGACCAGCAAACGGAATAGGAAACATTGCATCTGGATTTATTAGTAACACTTTAAACTTTGGGGTGGAGGTTGATGAGTACACGCAAACATTAGGAAGCCCTACACAAACATCATCAAATGATTTATTCACTAAATACTATAAAAACTATGTAGCTAATTTGTTTGATAGGAATGCGAGAAAATTAAATATATCCGCTTATTTGCCTTTAAGTATAATTTTAAAATATAGATTAAATGATATTTTTGTAATAAGTAATACCGCTTATAGAATTAACTCTATAAAGACAAATCTATTAACTAACAAAAGTGACTTAGAATTATATAACTTAACAGAGAACGTTTCTCAAAGATTAAACGGTCAGTCTTTAATAGTACCTAGAGTACAGAATTTGCAAACGACAGGTAAAACAAGTAGTACAATAAATGTGCAATTTGATAATATAACAGACACTAATTTCGAAAAATTCGAAATATACTTAGATGACGAGTATATTGACTTTAATTTACAGGGAGATGTATTTTATGGTTTTAGCGGTTTAGATAGTGACACAACATACAAGATATCTTTAAGAGCGATTTACGATGTAGATGGCGAAGATGCTGGAGCATTTGATACGGATTTATTTGAAACGACATTATGATAAAACTAATAATAGAAAGTTTAAAATACGCAAACGGAGAAACCGAAAACTTGCGAATAGCACAAGGTAAGTACAAACTACCTACAACAATTAAAGAGGGTTACAAGGCTTTAAAACAAGAGATAAAATGGCAATAGAAAAAACAATTAATTTAAACGTTGATAGTAAAAAAGCTACAAAGGGTTTAAAAGATTTAGAGAAAGGTATTGATGGCGTAAATAAAGAAGTTCAAGAAACAAGTAAATCTACTCAAGCAATGAGTGGAACACTTGACAAGGCGACAGGTGGTGCGGTTTCTAAATTTACAGCTTTTAAAGGTGCTATTGGTAGCGTTACAACAGGGTTTAAGTCTTTGAGGGTTGCTATTATAAGTACAGGAATTGGAGCTTTATTAATAGCGGTTACAGCTTTAGGTCAAGCGTTTACAAGAAGCGAGGAGGGTCAAAATAAGTTCGCTAAAATATTAGGGGTTATAGGTAGTGTTACAGGAAACCTTTTAGATTTATTAGCTGATTTAGGCGAAAACATTATAAGTGTTTTTGAAAACCCTAAACAAGCATTAATAGATTTTAAAAATTTAATAGTTGAAAACATAACCAATAGATTTGAAGCTATTATTGACACTTTGGGTTTTTTAGGAAGTGCTTTTAAGAAAGTGTTTAGTGGCGATTTTACTGGAGCTTTAGAAGAAGCTAAAAAGGCTGGTAGTAGTTATATTGATGCTGTAACTGGTGTTAAAAATTCAATAGATAAAGCATCTGAAAGTGTTAAGAATTTTACTAAAGAAATTGTTGATGATGCAAATGCAGCGTCTAAAATTGCAGACCAAAGAGCAAACGCAGAAAAGAAAGCAAGAGATTTAATAGTTGAAAGAGCTGAAGCAGAAAGGAAAATTGCTGAACTAAGAGAAAAGGCGGTTAATAAGGACAAATTTACAGCACAAGAAAGAATTAAGTTTTTAGAAGAAGCTGGTAGAGTAAGTGATGAACTAGCAGCAAAAGAGGTGCAAGTGGCTAAGCTAAGATTGGAAGCAAAGCAAACTGAAAACGCATTAACTAAAAGCAATAAGGACGATTTAAACGAAGCAGCACAATTAGAAGCTAGTGTAATACAATTAGAAACTCAAAGACTTAATTTACAAAAACGATTAAGTACAGAGTTGTTAACTTCAAGGCGTGAAGTAACAGCAGAAGAAAAAGCTGATTTAAAAGAGTTATCTGATTTAAAGAAAACATTAAGAGATGCGGAAGCGGTTTCTGAACAAGAAAAAAGAGAACTAGAGCTAATTAAAATTCAAGAACATTATGACAATTTAATTGCACAAGCTAATGAAAACAATATAAAGACCGATGAATTAGAAGCAGCAAGAGATGAAGCCAAGAGATTAAAACAAGAAGTCTTTGATAAGCAAGATGAAGAAAAAAGAAAAAAGAAACTAAAAGATGAGGAAGAAACTTCTCAAGCCGTCATTGATATTGCTAAGGCAGAAGCTAAGGCAAAACAAGAAAATTTAGCTAAAGTTGGAAACGCTTTAAGTTCGTTTTCTGAAATTGCAGGAAAAGAAACAGCCGCTGGTAAGGCTTTAGCTATTGCATCAACTTTAATACAAACTTATCAGTCTGCCCAAAGTTCGTATGCCTCATTAGCTGGTATTCCTATTGTTGGACCAGCGTTAGGTGCTGCAGCCGCTGGTGCTGCTGTATTCGCTGGTATGAAGCAAATACAAAACATTAAGAAAACTAAAGTCCCAAAAGGTAGCGGTGGCGGTGGTGCTTCCGCTGGTGGTGCTTCTGTTAGTGCTGCTCCAACCCCTCCAAGTTTTAATGTAGTCGGAGCAAGTGAAACAAGCGTTTTAGCTGATACAGTTGCGGAACAAACAAACGAACCAGTACAGGCTTATGTAGTATCGAATGACGTTACTACCGCACAAAGTTTAGAAAACAATATTGTTGAGGGTGCTACAATTTAAAAAACAAAAATAAACGAATTTAATTATATATAATTATGAGAATAGTAGAATTAATATTAGACGAAGAAAGCGAACTAGGAATTGAGGCTATAAGTGTAGTTGAAAACCCAGCTATTGAAGAAGATTTTGTTGCTTTAAAAAGCCAAGAGTTTAAACTTGCAGAAATTGACGGAGAGCGTAGGATATTAATGGGTGCTTTATTAATACCAAACAAGCCTATTTACAGACGCAATGGAGAAGATGAATACTACATATATTTTTCAAAAGATACTGTCTTAAAAGCCTCTCAAATGTATTTAATGAACAGCAAACAAAACAACTCAACACTAGAACACCAACACGCTATTGAGGGTTTGAGTTTAGTTGAAAGTTGGATAGTTGAGGATAAAGTACACGATAAGTCTGTAAAGTACGGAATGGATTTACCTTTAGGTTCGTGGGTTGGAAGCGTTAAAGTAAACAACGACCAAATCTGGAATGAGTTTGTAAAGACAGGTAAAGTAAAAGGTTTTTCAATAGAGGGTTATTTTGCTGATAAAATGGAACGCCCAAACGACCAAACAATAAAAGACGAACTAGCACAAATAGAAGAACAAGAAGCTGAATACTTACTAGCCGAAATAAAGGCAATTATCAAAAATGATAAACGAGTAAAAGGCGGTAAGAAAATGGTTTTAGAAAGTTATTCTGATTATCCTAGTTCAGTAAGTAACAACGCTAAGAGAGGGTTGGAACTAAACGAAGCGGTTAATAATAAGTGTGCTACACAAGTAGGTAAAATTAGAGCACAGCAATTAGCACAAGGTAAACCAATAAGCAAAGAAACGATTAAAAGAATGTACTCTTATTTATCAAGAGCAGAAGCGTATTACAAGCCAGAAGACAAAGAAGCTTGTGGAACTATATCTTTTTTATTATGGGGTGGCAAATCGGCTAAAACGTGGGCAGAAGCTAAACTTAAACAATTAGAAAATGAATAGATTTAAAAAACTATTCACACCAAGTAAAACAAGTCCACGAAACGGTCGCAGAGGTTGTTTGTGTAGGGATAGAGACGCGTATTCTATTGAATGCTGTAATGGGGACATAATGGCACAGGGTATTGGGGAAATGTCTAAAAACGAAAACTTTATTCTTTTAGAAAACGGAGATTTTTTACTTCAAGAAAACAATTTTAAAATAGAAAAATAATGGCTAAACAACAATTATCTGTTAAAATAGAAAAGCCAAAAAAGAAACGCAAAGGAATACACGCTAAGAGTAAAACAAGTTTATCTAAAAATAGCAAGAATTATAAAAAAAAATATAAAGGACAAGGAAAATAGTATATTATGGCAAACTCAAAAATAAGTGCTTTACCAATAGCAACTGAATTACAAGGTAGTGAATTAATTGCAATGGTTCAAAATGGAGAAACTAAACAGAGTACATTATATGACTTAAAAAATTATATTGTTCCTACAAGTATAACAGCACAAGATACTGACAATATAGATTTAAGTAGTTCTATATATGACAATACTTTTTTGTTTAAAATTTCTTGGAATGGCGGAAATGGTTTGGCTATTTGTAATTTACCAAGTGCGGTATTAAACACAAATAGAATGATTAGATTTATTTCTGACGGAACATTTGAAGCAGCAGACCATTTTGATATAACACCATCAGGAGGTGAAACGCTAGACGGTAGCTCAAACGCATATAGAATAAATAAAAGTTATGAGGGCGTAGCTATATGGAGCGATGGCGTAGAATGGTTTATAATCCAGAAAAAAGCATAACGAAAATACAAAATAAATTAATCTAAATTATATATAAGTATGAAATCAAACAACGTAATTGAAAAAATCAAAGACGTTCTAAATTTAAACGAGGAAGTTAAATTGGAACAAGCTAAACTAGACAATGGTACTGTAATTGAAGCAGATACATTTGAAAGTGGAAACGAAGTGTTTATCGTTACAGAAGATGAAAAAGTTGCTTTGCCTATTGGCGAGTACACATTAGAAGACGGTAAAATATTAGTAGTTGCTGAAGAAGGTATTATTTCTGAAATCAAAGACGCTGAAGCTGAAGAAGAAACCGAAGAAGAGGTTGAAGAGATTGAAGCAGCAGAAGAAGAAGAAATGGCTTACGCTACTAAAGAAGAACTAGCAGAGGTTAAGTCTATGATTGAAGAAATCAAAGCAATGCTAGAACCAAAAGAGGATTTAAGTGCTGATGACTTAGGCAACCTTTTAACAGAAGAATTAGCTAAACACGAAAAAGTAGAGTTAAATGAAATTCCTGTTGAAGTACAAGCTGAATTAAACGAGCCAAGTGCAGAACCTATTGTATCAAACCCAGAAGTACATAAAACTATCTCGAAATTTAGTGTTTCTAAAAACAGAAAAAGCACTACTATTGACCGAGTAATGTCAAGATTAAATAATTAATAACAACTAAAAACTAAATAAAATGAGTGTATCATTAACAACAACTTATGCTGGAGAATTTAGTGGCAAGTATATCGCTGCTGCTTTACTATCTGCTGACACTTTGGATAAAGGGTTAATTACCGTAATGCCAAACGTAAAATTTAAATCTGTTATTCAGAAAGCTTCAACAGATGACATCGTAAAAGATGCAACTTGCGACTTTCAAACAGATGCTGGAACGCTAACTTTAACAGAAGCTATCCTACAACCAGAAGAATTTCAAGTAAACCTTGATATTTGTAAGAAAACATTACATTCTTCGTGGGAAGCTGAACAAATGGGATATTCTGCATTTGACAACTTAGCACCAAACTTTGCTGATTTCGTATTGGCTCACGTTGCTGCAAAAGTAGCTGACAGAACTGAAAAAAATATCTGGTCTGGTTCAACTGCAACTAGTGGACAGTTTGACGGATTTGCAACTTTATTAGATGCTGACGGAAATTTACCAGCTGGGCAAGATTTAACAGGTGCTGCAATTACATCGGCAAATGTTCTAACTGAACTAGGTGATGTTGCAGATGCTATCCCAACAGCGGTATATGGTTCAGAAGATTTATACATCTATGCTGCATCTGATGTAATTCGTGCTTACACTCGTGCATTAGGAGGTTTCCAATCTGGTGGCGAAGGTGCTAACGGATACGAAAACAAAGGAAACAACCAAGCATTAGGTTCTTTATTCTTTGACGGAATTCCTGTTGTACCAGCTAGAGGAGCAGCTGATGGAACTATTATCGCAGCTGAAAAATCAAACTTATTCTTTGGAACTGGTCTATTAAATGACTTGAACGAAGTACGAGTTATTGATATGGCAGAGAATGACGGTTCACAAAATGTTCGTGTAGTAATGAGATTTACTGCTGGTGTACAATATGCACAAGTAACTGACATCGTTTACAGAAAAACTGTATAATAATTAACTAATCAAATTTAAAAGGGTGGGTAAGATAACTCGCCCTTTTTTATTTAAAAAACTTTAAAAATATGGGATGCTCAATAACAAGCGGACGTAAAGTACCTTGTAAATCGGCAGTAGGTGGAATTAAAACTATCTATTTCGCAGATTACGGAACTTTAGGAGATGCAACAATCGTATCTGGAGAAATTACAGGTGTTTCTGGAACGCCAGAGTGGTTTCAGTTTGACGTAAAAGGCAACAGTTCAATGGAAACTGCTATCACTTCAAGCCGAGAAAACGGAACGACTTTCTATGATACTACATTAAATATGACTTTGACCTTTCAAGACAAAGCTACACAAGAAGAACTAAAACTAATTGCTCACGCACGTCCACACGTTGCGGTTGAAGATTATAACGGAAACTTCTTTTTAGTAGGACTTGAAAATGGCGGCGATGTAAACGGTGGGACTATCGTTACAGGTGCTGCAATGGGAGATTTAACTGGTTACACATTAACGGTAAATGCACAAGAAACTGCACCACCTTACTTTGTGACATCAACTGTTATAACTGACGATGCTTCAGCGGTTCAAATTGACCCAACAGCATAATTAGTAATTTTACTTGTAAATTAGGGTTATCTTAACGGATAGCCCTTTTTTTATACCTACACAATACAAAATATTTGTTTTTTATTTATATATTAATATGAAGTTAATAACCACAAGCGGAAACAAAACCTTTAAAATAATTCCTAGAGAATTTACGGTTGGCACTTTGAACTTGAAACTAACAAGCGAAAGTACAAATAAAAGTATTACAGTTAATGCTACTTCAGTAATTGACGGTAATTATATTTCATTTGATGCAATTTTTGGAACATTAACTGAAAGCGATTTTTATATTTTAGAAGTTAGTTATTTAAACAACATAATTTATAAAGATAAGATTTTTTGCACAAATCAAGCTATTAACCAAAGTAATGACGAATATTACAGCGTTAATAAAGACCAATATATAAGTGAAGAAAGTTCGGATAACGAATTTATAATAATATAAATATGAACGATTTAAGAATAGTAAATTTAAGCACTTACACAACGCCAGAAATTGTTGAGAAGTCCAATAAAGAATGGGTTTCTTATGGTGCTGATAATAATTACTTTAAGTATTTAATTGACCGTTACAATGGTAGCCCAACAAATAACGCTATTATAAACGGCATTAGTGAGATGATTTACGGTCGTGGACTAGATGCTTTAAATTCAAATAAAAAGCCAGAGCAATACGCTAAAATGATTTCTTTGTTCCATAAAGATATGGTACGTAAATTATGCTATGACCTTAAATTAATGGGTCAATGTTCTATGCAAGTCATTTACAGTAAAGACCGCAAAACTATTGCACAAGTTGAGCATATACCTGTTGAAAATTTAAGAGCTGAAAAATGTAACGACAAAGGGCAAATAGAAGCTTATTACTATTCAGACGACTGGTCAAAAGTTAAAAAAGTTGATGACACTACTAGAATACCGTCTTTTGGTTATAGTAAAGAAAATATTGAAATTATATACGTAAAGCCTTACAGAGCTGGTTATAAATATTATTCTAGTCCAGATTATGCTGGTGGCTTACAATATGCCGAACTAGAGCAAGAAATAAGCAATTATCATTTGAACAATATCCTGAACGGATTAGCTCCGTCAATGCTTATCAATTTCAATAATGGTACGCCAAACGCAGAAGAACGCCAAGCATTAGAAAATAGAATATATCAAAAGTTTAGTGGTTCAAGCAACGCTGGAAAGTTTATACTAGCATTTAATGACAATCCAGAAAGTGCTGCAACTATTGAACCAATACAATTAAGCGATGCACACAATCAGTATCAATTCTTAAGTGATGAAAGTTCTAAGAAAGTAATGGTATCTCATAGAGTTGTTAGTCCTATGCTTTTAGGCATCAAAGACAATAGCGGACTAGGTAATAATGCAGACGAATTAAAGACTGCAAGTACATTAATGGATAACACCGTTATAAGACCGTTTCAGACGCTTTTAATTGATGCCTTTGATAGTATATTAGCTTACAACCAAATAAGCCTTAAATTGTACTTTAAAACGCTTCAACCGTTAGAATTTACAGACTTAGAGAATGTTGAAGATGCTGAAACTAGAGAAGAAGAAACAGGGGTTAAACTTAGCCAAGATTTACCAGATGATGTTGGAAGTGATATAGCTGATGAATTAATTGACTTAGGACAAGATGAAAGCGAGCTATTAGCGGAATATGATTTAGTAGATGAGAGCGAAGTAGATTATGAATTAAATGATGAACTAGACGAAGTTATAACAGACTTAAACACCGAGCCAGAACAAGAAGAAACAACGCTATCTAAAATATGGAATTTTGTAAGTACAGGAACAGCAAAGCCAAACGCAAAAAGCACACAAGACGGTAAGTCAAAACAAGACAGTCAAAAAGGCGTTCAGTTTTTAGTACGTTATTCTTATGCACCAGAAAAAGCTGGTTCTACAAGCAGACAATTTTGCTCTAAAATGGTAAGTGCTAAAAAGGTATATCGTAAAGAGGACATTGTAGCAATGGGTAAAAAAGAGGTTAATCCAAGTTTTGCAAAAGGTGGGAAAAAAGGCTCTGGCAAATATTCAATATGGCTTTACAAGGGTGGTGCAAGATGCAATCACAAGTGGTTTAGAAAAACCTATCAAATTAAAAACGGTGAAAAAAGCGAAATAACAACAGGACAAGCAAGAAGCAAAGGATTTAAAGCACCTAAAAACGCTCAAAAAGTACCAGTAGCACCAAAGGATATGAAGTATAAAGGTTATACTGCTGAATATTGGAATAAAATGAAATTCAAAAACTAAATGGCAACAGCATTATTTATAACAAGAACTGACTTAGTAAGAAATTCTATCTTAGATGGGAATGTAGATACAGATAAATTTATTCAGTTTATTAAACTAGGTCAAGAAATTGACATACAAAACTTACTAGGAACGGACTTATACAACCGAATAAGTACTGACATTGAAAATAGTACTTTAACAGGTGATTATTTAGCACTTGTACAAGATTATGTACAACCAACTTTAATTTGGTTTGCTCAAGTTAATTACATACCATTTGCAGCGTATCAAATTAAGAATGGAGGAGTGTTTAAACATTCAAGCGAAACAGCTGAAAACGTAAATAAAAACGAAGTTGATTATTTAGTAGGCAAAGCAAGAGAGTATGCAAATTATTACAGTACAAGATTAGTAGATTATTTATGTTTTAATCAATCTAAGTTTCCAGAATATACAAGCAATACAAACGAAGATATTAGCCCTGATACAGATACGGTTTTTAACAGTTGGGTTTTATGAAATATAAAGTAAAAGAAAAAAATTTAAGTAAGTTAAAAGCTTATTTAAAAAAACATAATAAACCTTTAACAAAGGAGAAAAAATAATGACAAAACCACAATTTACATTAATACCTAGTGCATATAAGGTTAATAAGGTTTATAGCGTTTTACCAGTTGACGGTAGTGGCGATATGACGTTTTCTAGAGGTGGTGAAGCTACTAGAGTTAGAGAAGATGGTTTAATTGAGAATGTTTTAAGTAACACACCTCGATTAAATTGGTTAAATTCTAATTGTCCTAGTTTGTTGTTAGAACCTCAAAGAACAAATTTACAAGTGTATTCAGAAGAGTTTGATAATGTAGTTTGGATAAAATCAAGAACAACAATAACCGCCAATGATACAATTTCGCCTAATGGGGAATTAACTGCCGACAAAATAACAGGCGATGGAACAGGAACTTCTTATGTTTATGACGAAATATCTTTAACGAATGGCAATACATATGCAATATCAATTTTCGTAAAACCTATTATAAATATTTCTTCTTTTGCTATTAATGTTTTTGGTGGTGTTGGGACTGCCCCTTTTGATTTAATCAATAAAACCATAGGTACACTAACAGGCGATTTTACAAGTGCTAAAATAGAAGATTATGGAAATGGTTGGTTGAGATGTAGTGCAGTAATGACTTTATCATCGTTAACAGGAACTAAAAACATTGGTTATGGTTTATTTAATTTTAATGGCGACCAATTTTATTTATTCGGTGCACAGGTAGAAGAAGGCGATTATCCAACAAGCTACATAAAAACAGAAGCAAGTACAGTAACAAGATTAAAAGATGAGTGCATAAATGGTGGGGATAGTGATTTGTTTGATATTACAGAGGGTAGTTTTTTTGTAGACGTTTTACCATATAATGCTGGGTTAGTTTCCACAATTAGCCTAAGTAATAACTCGACATCACAAAGAATTTTAATACAATTTCAAAGCAATGGGACGCAAGTTAGACTGTTTTCAAGTGGTAGTGTAGACAATTATCAGACAATTACATTTAATCAAAGAAATAAAATACTAGTTACTTTCAAACTTAACGAGTATAAATTTTATATAAACGGAGCTTTAGTGAGCACAGATACAAGTGCAACTGTGCCTACTGGTTTAGATAGAGTAAATTTTTCTAATAGCACAGCAAATAGCGACTTTTTTCAAGGCGAGGTAAACGACACAAGAGTATATGATAGAGTATTAACAGAAGCAGAAGCAATAAAACTAACAACATAATGGGATACGGAGAAATATATAAAACAAGCTGGTGGGGAAGCCCAGTAAAAGATGGCTGGGGTGGAATATACTTTGATTTGTCAGTAACAAGCGAAGTGCCTAACCTTTTAGAAAGTTTACAAGCCAGAGCAACGTATTACGAAAACGCTACTGGAACGACTACAATATTAACCGCATTAGAAAACTGTGAATAATGAGTAATTTATTAGAAAAAGCGAGTATAGTTACTACTCCAACGGCTTACGATAATGGTAAGATATTAAGCGTTAAACCTTCAATAGTTTTAGGTGAAGAGCTTGTGGTAAATGGTGATTTTAGTGATGGAGCTAATAATTGGAGCTTAGGAACAGGCTGGAGTATTGAAGATGGTAAGGTTTATTTTGACAATCCAACAGGTACAGAATTATATCAATCTTTATCTACTACTGCAAGTAAATATAGAATATCATTTGATTTAGATATTACAAGCGGTAC